TCAATCCACCCCTGGCTCGCGGCTGAAGTCCGGACATGAGTGCAGCAGCGGCGCGTACCGGTTCAACGGACAGTCGAATTTCATGTAATCCCAGCCATACGCCTGCTCCATGTAGATGCGCGGCTTCGAGCACCGGTAGCAGACGAACTCGGTGGAGATTTCGTAGGTGGGGCGCTGGGGCCCGGGTGGTTCGAATGACATAGCTGGATACTGTATGGATTTACAGTATAGCCCGTTGGAAGCATGCCAATAGTTGGCGCGCATGGCATCATGCCCGCTGCCTTGCGGTACGTTATAAAAATGCACAATAAAGCACAACGATCATATCGTCCAGACGTGGACGGGCTTCGGGCTGTGGCCGTCCTTGCGGTCTTGCTTTTCCACGCAGACTCCCCGTTGGTTCCTGGCGGATTCATCGGCGTCGATGTCTTCTTCGTGATCTCTGGCTACCTGATCACCAAGATCCTGCGCAAAGACTGCGAAGGCGGGCACTTCAGCTACCCAAGCTTTCTGGCCCGGCGATTCTTCCGCCTATACCCTGCGTTACTGGTCACACTGGCGCTAACGTGGGTGGCCGGCTTCCTGCTGCTATCCCCAGAGCATTTCAAGGCGCTGGGGGAATACACGGGCGGCGCGCAATTCTCGGTGTCCAACATCGTGTTTCTATGGAACACCGGGTACTTCGCCGAGGCCGCGGGTACGAACCCGCTCCTACACACGTGGTCGCTGGCAGTGGAGCAGCAGTTCTATCTGTTCTGGCCGATCCTGATTTTCCTGGCTTTCAAGATCGGGCGCGGAGCGGTGCCGCTTGTGGTTGCCCTGGCCGGGGTCGCCTCCCTCCTCTGGTCGCAGCACTCTGTTGGCGCATCGCCTGATGGTGCTTATTTCCTCGTTCAGTCGCGCGTCTTCGAGTTCGCCGTGGGCGCCATGCTGCCGTGGGTGGAGCTGCGCAAGCCCAAGCATCCGGCCGTGACGGACATACTGCTGTTGGTCGGCCTGGCGACCCTAGTCTATTGCGCGACCACCTATACGAAGACGACGCCATTCCCGGGTATTTCTGCGCTCCTGCCATGCGTTGCTGCAGCGCTCTGCATCTACGCCGGGCAGGCTCGCGCCACCGGCCTGCTTTTGCGCAATCCGCTGATGGTATGGATCGGGACCATCTCCTATTCCCTGTACCTGGTCCACTGGCCGATCTTCGTCCTGTACCGCTACTACCACTACGGCCCGCTATCGACCGCGGAAACGGTCGCGATGTTCCTGGCGCCGTTTGTGGCGGCCTATCCCATGTTCAAGTTGGTGGAAGTGCCGTTTCGCCGTCTGCGCTTCGGCTCGCTGGGCCTTGGGCGCGCGACTGCAGCCACCTCTGTCTCAGCGCTGATTGCCGTCGGGGCATGGTATGCCTATTCGTCGAACGGGTTGGCATGGCGCGTGGATGTGCAGAGCACCGGCCGCCTTGACGGGGGGCGGGCCTTCTACGAGGCCAATTTCGGCGGGGCTGGATTCGAAAAAGAAGCGATTCTTGGGGACATTGGCCAATCGAAGATCAGCCTGCTGCTGATCGGAGATAGCTTCGCTGGCCACCTCGTATCCGGCCTAAGCCAGGTTCTCGCTGAACACCATCTCAAGGCCATCAGCGTATGGGAATCCGGCTGCCTGGTGTCCCTCAAGTACGTCACTGGCCGCAATGGGGTAGCCGATCCAAAGTGCATGAAATCTTCAGCACGTGCGCTGGATCTGGCTAAGAGCCTCGGCGTGCCAATTGTCTACGCCCAGTCGTGGGATATCGGAGGGTACAAAACTCTCTCAATGGAGAAGCGAGGCGGCGCGGTAAAGTTCTCTGGTTCTGATGAGTACAACCAATTCCTAGTGAACAATATCGCGGACCTGTCCGCCGCGACCAATGGGCAAGAGATATTCGTTATCGGCTCTACGCCAGGAGATGGTTCAACGCAAGGCGTGAACCTGAGGGCGTGCCTGAATCGGCCTACCTATATCCCGTCGGATTGCCAGAACTACCTAGTTTTCAAACAGGATTTTGGTATTGGCCGCGCGGAGAATGATGCGCTAATCGATGCACTGAAGAGCATGCCGAACGTGACATTCCTTGACCCCTACGACATCTTCTGCAAGGATGGGGGGTGCCGCGCGCTGCTGGATGACAGGGTTCTCTACTCTGATGCTGCGCACCTGTCGCGCGCGGGGTCAATGGTGGTTGCTCAGCATCTCATTGACAAAATCTTGCCGCGATTGCAGCAGCGGACCGTCACCGTTTCACGGTAATTGCATCAAAACGGTCACTCCTTGGTCTTGCCGGCCTGCGCCAGCAGTTCGGACTTCTTGGCGCTGCCCGCGGTCGAACCGAAGTAGTAGGCGACGACCTGCTCGGCCTTAGCCGACAGATAGCCGATCACCGTGCCTGCCAGGACTGTATCGGCCCGCACCTGACCGAACAGCACCGCGAACGCCATCCCAAGGAACCCGCCGATCAGCAGGTAAGCCAGAACGCGGGGCGTGCTATCCCGAACGGAAACCTCCCGCTTTCGAGCGCTGTCCCGGTCGCCAGCCGCCGTCTGCTCGCTCTGCGCGTCAGCGGCGATTTCAGCCTTCCGCACGTCCGCAGCGATCTGCGCCAACTCTACCTCTTTCTCAATCAGCGCCGCCTGGAACTGGTAGGCCAGATCCGGGTTGCCCTGGATCGCGGCGAGAGCGGCATCCGGCGTGGCGGCGCCGGTCACTGCCTGGGCGATGCCGACGACCTTGCCGGCGACCTCCTCCGCCTTGGGACCGGAGATCAGGCCGGCGATCATCGGCGCGAACTGCGCTAGTGCCATCACGATGGGTAGCATCATGCTGCTCCTTTGATGAGGTTTTCCGATGTGCGGCGAATCCAGCCGCGGGAGAAGGTCGGCCACGGCTTGATGCTGGTCATGTACACCTGCCGGTAGGCGATGAACCGCATGATGAAGCGTAGCGGGTCGGCGTCCTTCACCGCGGCGATGGTCTTGGGGCCGAGAACACCATCCGCCTTGGCGCCGCTAGCCTGCTGCATCCAAAGCACCACCTTGCCGCCGTTGTACAACGCATCGAAGCACTGGAAGGCGACGCGCGGGTCGTACTCATCGCAGCGCAGCACGTCCCAGTAAAGCCGCTTGGCGATGGACTTAGCGCGCTCGACCGGCAGCGACTGCATCGGGCCGGCATACCCGTCAGCTCGGGCGACGCGCTGGGTAATTCCCCATCTGGTCGCACCACCCGGATCGGCCGGGTTGTTCACATACCCGCCTTCATGCCCGAGCAGCGCATCGAATGCCTCATCAAAGCTACTCATCACGCTCCCTCCAGACCTTGCGCAGCGCCAGGTACAACTGAGTTGCCGTGTAGAGAATCGACAGCACCAGCAGGATGCGCGGAAAGTTGTCATCGCCCCACGCGAGAGCTGTGACGACCCACGGCGGCGACACCTTGGCTGCAGTGGTCGCTACAGCAGACGCGGCGCTGCCGCTTATTGGTTCGGACATGTGTGACCCCGGAAAGAAAAATGCCCGCCATTAAGCGGGCCGCACATTGAGATGACTTCCGTCGCGCCGGCACGATGTGCGGCCAAGCGTCTTGGTCGCGCGCACATCAAAACTCCGCGGACATGGTGATCCTCGCGTTTGCATTGGCAGCAATCAGCGTCGTGGTGCCGTTTGCTGTGAGACCACCAGCCACGCTGACGAGAATGAGCACGCCGTCCGGCGATTGCCCCGAGACTACGGCCCCAGTAACCGCAACAGAAGCGCCGGTCGCGGTCGTCAAGCTGAAATCAGCGCCCGCATTGGAGAACGAGACTACGGAAGGAGACGTCCGCATAGCGTCGCTGATGGGGATGAAAATCAGCGCTTGAGTTGTGCTGATGCACTGTCCATTTCCGAACGGGCTTGTCAATCCCGTCGCAGTCTTGACGAAGAGAAAACGCTTGCTGCGCTCCCTCTCCAGCACGTATGGCAGCGATTGAAATGGCGTAACACCGCCCAGCTCGAGCTGCGGCTTTTCCACAGTGCCGTTGCTGAACCGGATTACCGCATTGGTATTGCCCGGAAGCGCCACGCTACTGAACTTCGTGATCGGCGTGCCATTGATGGTGCAGGTGGCCGTACCGACCCAGTTGATGTAGTACGTGCCGGCCTCGATATCAATACCCTCGATGGTTTGCTCGATACCGCCTGCTGGCGCGGTAAGGACAAAGCCGTTTCCAGAGGCGGCATAGGAGAGGGATTGACCGACGGTGTTGACTCGCCAATCATCGATCGTGTACTGCCCGGCTCCCGTCGTCGCAGTCCCGCTGACATAGCCGCGTTGGTTGATGTTCCCCATGGCGTTGCGGATCTTGTTCCGCGCGCCGAATGGCGAGTTGCCGACCGCTCCACTGGGGAACGAAACACCCATGATCTGGAAGAACGTTCCGTCATAGGTCAGGGTGAGAACCGAGCCGGCAACGATATCCCCCGGGCTCAACACAGCGGTGCCATTCTTCGTGACTGACTTGGCACCCAAGCTATTGACGTTGAGCGTGACACTGCTGGTCGTGTTGCCACCAGCAACCGGAAGCCGAAACGTCTGCCCGGCAACATACGCGGTGAACGGGACAGCGGAGTTCGCAGTAATGGCATCTGTGCCCGCGACACTGGTCAGGTAGTGCGGAGTCCCGTCGAACAGTTGCCGAACAAATGCGGAGATCGCACGCAGATAGTCATCCAGATTCGGGCCGACAGTCTCCGAGCCCAGCGGGCTATTGGTGGCCGGGTTCTGGGTCAGATCGGCTATAGTATTCGGTACGGGCATTTGACCTCACCAAAAGAAAAAGCCACCCGGAGTGGGTGGCTGTACGTTCATTTGCTATGACCTACACAGACAGGCTGGTCGTTTGCAGTGCGGTATTTCTCGTTTTCTGTTTCGTCGTCGGCTTTGTGCAGGCGCTACTTGCCATTCCGCGACGCAACACCGGCCCCGACCGTCGCCGCAGGCAGAAGATCGGGGTAGATGCTGTTGAGGAGGCCATTTCCGCGAAGCATGAGGGGCGGCTTGACGTTATTGACGTTACGGAGCGCCGCTAGGCCCTCATTCGGGTTCAGCAGCATGTTCGATAGGCGGTTCTGGATAGCCTCATTGGCGCCGCCGTAGAGCAGATTCCCCGCCTTCCCTGCCAGCGTGGACACCGGGCCATTCGTGCCGCCCATCAGCGCGCGCACCGGCCCCGGCAGCGCGTTCTGCAGGATGTTGTTCGTCGCCAGGTTCTGGAACGTGTTCGACCCTGGCGCCTTGCCTGCGGTGGAATTGGCATCGCGCAACAGGTCGGCGTGAAGCGCCCTCAATGTGTCGATCTGGTCTTGCGTGACGGACTTCGCATCATTCACGCCGGGCGCGTTGCGCATCTTCTCCAGATTCTGCAGTGCGTTCTTGACCTTCGCGAGCGTGATATTTCCCTTCGCGTCGGTGATGTTCAGCCCCTGCAGATACTGCATCGCATCAATGGGGCGAGATGCCTCCGCATAGGAGGCACGCGCCTCTGCGTAGCCGGGGATTTCGCTATCCATCATGGCAACTAGGCGGTCTTTGACGCCCCGGATGTTCGCTGCCTGCTTGCCCGCGCCTGCCCGTGCCGCCTTATCGATCTGGTCGTCCAATGCCTCCTTGATGATTTGGAGGCCACGCCCGGACACGTAGGTTTCAGTCTTGCCAGCAGCGCCGCCGAGATTGGCATTGGCGCGATTCTGCACAGTGGTTTCCACAGAAGTGCCGGCGTTGCGTGCCATGGCCTGCGCGCGGGCGAATGCCGAGCGGAAGGCCGGCGTTTCCTTCAGCGCGGCATATTCGGTGCTGGACGTTGGGATGCCGATATGCGTTGCGAGGTAGTCGTCTGCGGCATTTGCCGCTCGCGTCGCCTTGGCGGCCGCCAGGTCCGCCGCCGTTCCGGTGGTGCCGGCCAGCGCATCAGTGCGTGCAGCGGCATTCTGAACCAACCGCCTCTCGAAATCGTTCGCCGCCTTCGGGATTGAACTTTGAAACCCACGCTCAAGAGCGGCAATCCCCGCGTTTCCAGTGACTTGCGATAGCGTCGGCACCGAGCCGGGAACGATTTCGCCGGCAGCGCCGTTCATCGGCCCGCCCTGAGCGAATCTGCGCACGATGTCACCGGCAATCCGTGTCTGACCTGCTTCGGTGAAGGGGTCAACGAGCGAGCGTGCGGCATTCCCGACATAGCGGCCAGCGCTCAGCGCCCCCTGCGTGGCGAATGGCAGCGCAGCGCCGATTGCCGCCCCCGTGCCAACTTGCCCTGCTTTGTTTCGCCAGTAGTCACCTTCCTCGGTGACCGGCGCAAGCGCGCTAGTTGCAGCGCCAAGCCCCGCACCACCCGCCGCAGTGCCAACCAACTTGCCAGCGGCCACAGCGCGAGGGCCAGCACCAGCGACAAACGGCAGAAGCTCGCCCACTTGCCCCAGCGTCTGTACAGCCTTGCCGCCACCACCAACGAGCGCCCCGGCCACATTCGCGCCGACGCGCCCAACGCCAGCCGCTACCGATCCCGGCGTTGCGGCCTGGTAGTCGGCCTCGTTCTGCCGAATCAGCCCGTTCGTCTGGTCGGCGTTGCGCTTGATGTCCTTGGCATACTGCGTGTTTTTCAGGCCGGGGATCGAGTTGACGGCGCTGACGTAGGCGTTGCCGACCAATTGAGCCGGGCCAGCCACCATATCGGTGACGCCCTGCCAAGCGCCGCGGCCGAGGTTTTCAAACATGCCGCCGCTCTCCTGCTGCGGCGCAGTAGGTTGGGCTGCTTGTGGCTGTGGCGCCCCAGCAGCCGGAGCCGCAGTCGCAACAGGCAGCGACTTATTGCCGCCAAACTGGCTCTGAGCATATGCGAGCGCATCCTGCTCCGTAGCGCCATCAGGCGCGTTAATCTGGAATACCTGACCGTTCGGTGCGGTGATCTGGTAGCGCGGCATCAGTTGACCTTCTTGATAGACCAACCGTCAGTTGACGGCGTGACAGGCGTGATCGACCAACCAGCAGGCGCTGCGGGGGGCGGTGCGGCAGCCGGTTTCCGCTGCCCCCCGGCCGCCTTGAGTTCTCGCTCAACCTGCGCGCGTGCAGCGCGCTTTTGGGCAACCACCGTAGCGGAGTCGCCAGGCTGGGGGAAGAACGTCTTGTCCTGCATGGCGAATTCGGACGGCCCGATCACGGCGCCGGATTCCAAACGAAGGCTTGCGGCAATCCAGTTCCGCTTTGCCTGCATCGCCTTTTGGTCAACATCCCTGAGCGAAGCATTGGCAGCGGTGCCAGCGATCCCGCCAAGCCCAAGCGGGGTGTTCGCCGCAGCCTGTGCTGCAGCAACCGCAGTTGGCGAATAGTCCTTCTCGACGGCATTGAACGTCTGACCCGACGACTCGGCACGATTGCCGAAGATCCTCGATTTCGATTCGAACTCAGTCGGCGGCTTACCTTCTGCGGCCGGCCCGCCCGGGATCGGCTCCAGCTCGCCCTTCACGTTCCAGCGGTAGCCGGACGGGGCTCCCTTCAGCATCGGGTTGTTGGCAAAGCCGCCCGCGTTCGCCTTGTCCATTGCCAGACGCTGCTGCGAGATGCCGAGATTGGCGCGCGCAACGGCGTTACTTGCCGCCTCGCCCGGAGTCATGGACTTGCCAGCCGTGTAGACCGGCTGCATCGTCACCGGGTCCAGCCCGATCACCTTGCCGCCGAGATCCTGAAACACAGGTGCCTTGAACGGCGTCTGACCTTCCCCGACCGCCTGGCCGTACTCATCGAACCCTTGGCTCACCACGCGCCCGTCAGGCAGGCGGATCTCGCGGTAATCCTTGACCTTCGTCTTGCCGATGTTTCCGAATTCGCCAATGCCCTTGATCTCGTCCAGCGACAGGCCGGCGGCAAGGGCCTCGTTCGGGTTGAACTGGCGCTGGCCGCTGGCAATGCCTTGGATATAGGCCTGCTTCGACCGAGCGGCGTCCATTGCCGCTTGCTGCTGCTGCAGCTTGAAGGCGTTCACGCGGTCCGCAGCCATCTGTTCTCGCGCCCCCTGATAGCCTTGGAGGCCAGCAGCGCCGCCCGCGGCGAGCGCCGGGCCAGCCGCGCCGTAATGCCCGGTATTGTTCGCAAGCATCCCGAGCCCGGCGGAAAGTAAGCCAAGGCGCATGGCGCTTGCGTCATCCCCCTGCGTCCCCAGCAAGAAATCGAGTCCCGCCATGTCAGTACCCCACGTTATTCAGCAGACCAACAGTCGGCGCAACCTGGCCATATCGCGGCTGCCGCATCAGGGACGAGAAGAGGCCGCGGGTATTGCCGCCCCCACCACCACCTGCCATTACACCGGGAGCAGTCGCCTGTTGCGGTTGCGGCGCGCCGCCCGTGCCACCCATCCCAAGCACACCAAGGGCCATCTTCGCTTTCGCGAAATCCGGTCCCTCGTCGGCCGGCGACGATGGCTGTTGGTACAGGCCATAGGCACCGGCGTCGGGCATCATGTTCATGGGCATCTGACCGTTCGCGATGCTCAGTCCGGACCCAGCCCCACCCCCAAAGGCGCCGGCAATCGGATTGCCGACCGAGGAACCGAAGCCGCCACCTACCGGCGCACCGCTGAAAGTGCCGGTCATGTCGCCGCCTCCAGTCAGGCCGGGGATCAAACTCATCAGTTGCGTCCAGTCCATCATGTTCCCCTTAGAAAAGTCCACCCAGCAGGCCAAGACCGCCGCCAATCGCGGCGCCCCACGGCCCGAACATTGAACCAGCCGCGGCGCCGGAAAGCGCCCCACCAAGTGCCCCTGCGGTGCGGTTCGGCTGGTACGGGTTGGGCGACGTGACGTTGCGTGCCATGCCGCCGCCCGTGGCGCCTTGGATGCCGTTCGCCAGGATTTCGAGCTGCTGCAGCGGCGCGTTGACGTTGTTCTGCCACTGCGTGTAGAGATCGTTGAGCCGGTTCTGATCCGCCTCGCGCTGAATGTCGCCAATGCCGAGCAACGCCTGGTAGTTCCGATAGTCGGTCTCGGCCAGTTGGGGCGCGAACATCATCCCTTGGAGCTGGCGCTGGCGTTCTGCGTTGTAGTTCTGGTCGCCGCGCGCAAGACCCGACTCGGCGATCTGAGCGTTACGGGCAAGATCCTGTGCGGCCAATTGTTGCTGCATGCCGTAATCCTGCATCCGCATCTGGCTTGAGGCGTTCGCGAGCGTGTCGCCCAGCGCCCGGTTCTGCATATCCTGCGTTTCCTGCATGGCCGATCCGCCGAATGCCCCTGCATTGCGGAACTGGGCCAAGGTCTGCGCGCCCGTGCCGGCCGCATAGCTTCGGGCAATGTCGCCCTGCGTCTTCTGAATGGCCTGATCGATGTACGGATTCGGCCCCGAATAGGGATTCGTGGCGCCACCATACGGGTTCACTTCAGTGGGTCGGAAATACTGCCCCTGCATCGTCGCCGCCAGGTTTCCGCGGGCCGCGTTGATGTCTGCAGAGCCATTCAGGGCGCGATTGCGGGTCAACTCCATCGCCATGAACTGATCGCCCGTCAACGGCGCGGAGATTTGCCCGGTGTACTGCGGGATTGGCTGATTGGACAGGCTCTCGCTGCGCTGCATCAGCTCGCGAGCATAGTCCTGTGCGTAGTCCGGCAACTCAACCTTTGTGGTCTGCGTGCCACCACCGCCGCCGCCCTTAAAAAGGCGACGCCCCATAGCAAAGGGCCGGTTGCTCGGCCCCTGGTCGTTTGCGTCGTAGACGAATCCATCGTCCATCAGGTAACGGCTCATAGATCGCACCTCATCACTCGATATGCTTCGCGCATTCCCAGCCTCTCCAACAGCCTGGCCATCGACGGCCGGCAGTACGTTTGCACCTTGACGCACCCCATATCGCGCGCCAGCATCTGCAGCCACGCCAGTTCGTCGCGGCGCAGGAAAACGCGACGCCCACCAACGGCGATGATGTTTGCGGCCTTGTAGCGCGGGTACTGCACGATCTCGAAGGCGCCGGCCGCCAACACATCGTTATCTCGCATGATGACCAGCACGAAAGCCAGTCCTTGCGCCGCCAGGTCGCGAATGTCAGTCGAGGTCAGTTCCGCCTCGCTGTGGGCCAGCGCCTTGTCCAACAGCGGGGCGACAACCTGCCATGCCGCATCCAGCGCGGCCCCCGTCAGGACGGTCAGCCTCCGGTCAGGCACCGGCATTCCTTCCATGTCCCCGGTGTGCCCGAGGCAACGCATGACCAGCCGAGCACGACGTACTTAGCCCCAACCGCGCCCAACTCCGCAGGCGCTGAGTTGCGCAGGAAATCGCCTTGCTTGTGGTCACCAGTCGTCGGTGGTGTCGTCACGGCGTTGGTCGCGCCAGTGATAAGACCTTCGGAAGAGGCGTTGACCTGACTAGCCATGCTCGCCCATGAGCTGGTTAGTTTCGACACCAGTTGCTGCAGGTATGGCACCCCTTCCTTGGGCGCCGGCAGTTGCAGGCTCGTCGGAACTCTCATCGCGTGCCGTCCTTAATCAGAATCGGGTCATAGCCGATCACTTCCACGTCCCCGGTGAAGTCAACCTTCGCGCGGTGGTAGCGATCGGACCAGAGCACGTCAAACTTCCCGTCTTCAAGCGTTGACGAAAGACCGGCTTCTAGCGCGCTGCCAACTGTTGAGTGGTGGAAAGTGTTGCAGGCCCCTGTTTGCGGGTCTTGCGAGCACCGCAGACGGATGCCAGAGAGCGTGCTGTACTGCCAGTCATCGCCAAAGTCACCGGTCGTCAGGCTGCTGGGCACGCCCGCACCAGTCATCTGCACAACAGTGTTTGTCGAGTCGATCACAGCCGGCACAGGCGATGCGGCAAGCCAGAACGGCGAGTCGTATGGGATCTGCGGGAGGTTGTCGTACGTGTTGTAGAGCGTGCCGAGCGTGTCATACGTGATCTGCGCCGACGCATATTCCACCGCGGCTTGGACGTTGCGGTTCGCTCTCCCCCACTGATTGCGCCGGTAGCTGTAGACGATGCACGAATCGATCTGACCGTTCGTGCTCGCGTTCGACGGGTAGTACCAATAGACCAGCCCATTGACGGGATCATGCTGGCCGAGGATGCGATAGCGGAACGTCGCATTCAGGTCGCGGAAGAACCACGTCTTCACCGAATCCCCAATGGCCTGTGGGCGCGTGCCATCGAAGATGTAGAAGTTGTCCCAGCCGATGAAAACGTGGGCCGTGCCGATCGAGACGACGCATTCCTGATTGGTGGCGCCGATTTCGCCCGGGATCAACTCCCACGCCCACACGACCGGAGGTCCCTGGTAGCGCCCAACGTACATCGAGCGCTCCTTGTACGCGATCATGTCTGCGCCAAGGTTTCGAGCGGCACGGATTTCGCCCGGGGAGTCCAGCAGCCGGCCGGTAGCGCACTGCGCGGCTATGGACGGCGTCCAGACCGTGTGATCGTAGATTCCCGAGCACCACCACGCATCGGGTCGTGAGCCGAAGGTGGCGTCGGTCGTATTGAACGCGAACACGAAGCCTTGCACGGTTTCGATGATCAGCGCCCGCGGCGCCCCGGAGATGTCGGCAAAGGCCCCGGAAATGCTCGACTGAATCGGGTCTGCGCCATTGGTCGCTAGGGATGCGTTGCCGAACTGCGCGAAGCGCCAATGCCCGTCGGTAATCGCGGTGTAGGGCGCGGCACGGGACACATCCGTCCAGACAGCCCCGTTGCGCTCGTACAGCTTCGTGCTGGTGCCCACAAAAAACCGCTTGGCGTTGTCCAGGCGCGTGAGCAACGCCGCTCCGACGGCGGGTGCAGCCAGAGCCGGCAGCCCGGCATTGACAGGCCCAGCAGCCGCGCGCATGCCCTTCGTGCCCGGCACCATCATCGAGCAGTCCAGCAGAATGCCCGGGGTCGTGGGGTCGAGATCTGGCGCGAAGCCGATCAGCTTGTTGAGCATTACCGAATCTCCAGCGTGCCGCCAGAAGTCTTGGCCTTGTCGCTGGCGGTCTGCAGGGCGTCAATGCCGGCCGTCAGCAGCCCCTGCCACGTCACCAAGCGCGGATCGTTCTTCAGGTACGGCTCAGCCTCCAGCAGGGCGCCGTAGAGGTACACGTCCGGTGCATCGACAATCAGCCAGTTCGTTTGAGCGGAGGCCGACAGCGACGGGATCTTCGCGTAATAGTCGAAGGCAAGTGTCACGCCAGCAGACACGTCAGCGCCGAGCTTCAGATTCGACCCGAAGATCGAGAAATATCCCTGCTCGAACACCGGAGCCAGCCCGTCAAGGGTCTTGTACTGGTCGCGCGTAATGAAATCCTGCGGTTTTCCACCCAGCGTCGGCTTGCCGATGAACTCAAGCCAGTCGGCCGGCAGTGCAACGGTCTGGGCGCTGATCGTCTGCGACAGGCTCGCTTCCATCTGCCGCACGCGCAAGTTGCGGTTGATCCGCACCTCAAACAGCGTGATGAAATCCTCGGCGGCCACTGCCAGGTCAGACCGGTGCAGCCAGCGGCCGATGGCGGCCTTGAGGTCGTCGTAGGTCTGGATCATCGGACGCTGGCCTTATCGATGAGGAAATGCGAGTGGTCGGGGTCTTGCAGGAAGCGAGTCATCAGGCGTTCGTCCTGCATCACGTCCCGGAACGTCAGGCCCTGATTCTTTGCCCAGGCGTCCAGCACGATGGTCGGGATCGATGCGACATGGCGGTCGCCCATCCCGGTACGGTTGAACCCACCGTTGTGCAGGGCCTTGGCCCGCTCGATAACGGGCTCCACGTCCTGTACGGATTCAAAGGCGATCTTTCCGTCCTGCTCGCGATGTGCAAACAGGCTGGAAACACCACGACTGATAAGGGTTCGGCTCATAAAAAAAGCCGCCCCATTTCTGGAGCGGCCCCTTCAGGTTGGATAACTGTTGCTTACGGCTGCAGGTCGCGAATGGCACCGCTGGAGGCCTCGTTGCTTGCCTTCAGCGTCCATTCGGTGTTGACCATGCGCTTTGTCGAGTCGCCGGTCTTGGCCAACTCGATACCCTTCATCGGGCGCAGGATCAGCAGTTCCCACATATCCGGCTGGATCAGGAACACCTCGCGGGCGCGCTGATGGCGGCTGTTGATGATCGAGTGCCGGCCGAAGTCACCCACGTACACCTCGACGGTGGCATACAGGGTCTTGTCTTCGGTCTTGTCGAACTTCGTGGCTGCACCGGTGAAGGCCGACACCGTCGCGCGCAGTGCGGCCGGCACGAACATCATGGTCGGGTTGCCGCCGGCGGTCCAGCAGGCTTGCGCGACAGTCTTCAGCATCGCTTCGGTGAAGGAGCGCAGCGTGCCGTCGGTGGGAGCGGTGTTGGTGATCGGGTTCGGATCGGCGCCGGTCGCACCGAAATCGGTGTTGGTATCGAGCCAACCCAGCACACCTCGCGATTGCGGCGCCACGCCAGCAGCGGCGGTGATGGCAGTCGTGTTCTGCAGAGCAGCGAACTCGACGTCGCGCTTCAGTTCCACCATCTTCTTGGCGTCCTGGTAGGCGATTTCCGACTTGCGGCCGGCCTTGTTGACCACCTCCTGGGTTCCGGTGACCGCGAACACCTTTTCGGAGATTTGGGTACGATTGCCGACGCGAACGGTCGGCGTCACCGCGGCGACGGTGGCTTCGTTGCCCTGCTCGACCTTGTTGTTCGCGGCGGCAGCCAGTGCGTCGGTCTGCCATTCCTCGAACTGGGCGTATGCCTTGCCCTTGCCAATCGCCGAAACGAAGGGCGTCTCTTCCGGCGAGATGTTGTAGATCTGGTCGGCCAGCGATTCGCGGTTGCCGACGGCGTTGAAGGTTGCAAACGAATTGGCGAGCTGTGCCATGGCTTATCCTTTCTGGGCGTATTGCTGCGCAAGCAGCGCGGCAAAGCCATCCACCGTGGGCTTGGCTTTGAACTGCTTGGCAACGCGTTCAATGGGAGTTGCCGGCTTCGAAGCGGTCTGCTTCGCCGGCTTGAGCGGGGCGTTCTTGACTTTTTCGAGTGCTTTCGGGGCTTTCGCCTGCATGGCGCGGAACTGCATTGCGTCATGAAGCACTCGGATCATCCTGGCATCGGCCATCGCTACCCCGGACAATTCCTCGTCGCTGAAGCCATACTCATGCCCTGTTGCATTGAGCTTCTGCACCAACTCCCTGCCGAACCCCTTCAGGGCATTGGGGCCCGACGACAGTTCCTGGGCGGCCTTGGCTTGCGCGGCGTTGATGTTCTGCTGCGCCTCGTTGGCCCTGAACGCCTGGAACTGCTGAATGCGTCCTGCCACCTGATCCCGATGCTGGCGAAGCAGCAGCAGGTTATTGACCGCGGTGTTGTAGCCGACCGGATCTTCGTACTGGTTGATCGAGCCGATGGCCGATTCCAGTTGCTGAAGCTGCTGGTTCGCGGCATACAACGCGCCGTAGTCTTGGCTCAGGGCCTGGACGGTTTGGAGTTGCTGCTCGATATGCTGCTGGGCGGTGTCACGATCGCGCGCAAGCTGTTGGGTCTTGTGCGTGTAGTCCTGAGCGCGCATGTAGCCGTCTTTCAGTTCGGCGACAGGCACTTCGAACTTCTCACCGGAAGCGGTTTCCCAGCTCACCACCGTGTTGTCCAGCGATTCCGCATCAGTCGGTTGATCGCCGTCCGGGTTGTCCGGGTCGGTGGGGTTGTCAGGGTCCGTGTCCGTCTGCGGATCAGCATCCTGATCTCCGTTTTGCGCTTCCGGATCGACCGGGTCAGCGTTGTCGGGATCAACCTCGGGCGGATCAGTGTCATCCCCACCCAGGGTGTCGGCGTACTGCGTCGCAAACTGTTCCAGCGTCGTAACTTCTTCCATCAGATACCTCGATTAGCTATGACTCCGACAAACAAAAAGCCCGCACATGGCGGGCTTGGTCGGTTGGTCTTACATCGGTCAGCATCAAGGGCTGCTGACTGGCCCAGAAATCAAGCTGCGGGTACGTTTCCGCCCACAATCAGGTGCGCACCACGCAGCAGCGTGAATGTTTCACCGGTGTTCTCGGTGACCACCTCGTGCTGGCCGGCAAAAGCGACTTGCGACCACTTGCCCAGCGCGAACGTTTCGAGCGGCGTCTCGGGCGTCACCAACAGGACGCCGGATTCTGTGATGGTCGCTTTCATTCGTGCTTGCTGCCGTCGCTGTAGGTGGCCTCTGCCTCGCGGCCGTCCTGCACCTGTACGCCGGCATAGCGGCCCGGGAATACGCGCGATTCCGCGCCGGGGAACGTCACCCGAGTGACGACCACACCAAGGCCTGCGGCTGCATCTTCGTGGCGGGTGATGAAATCGTGCAGGTCTTCGACCTTGGTGTCCTTCGTGCGTGCCATGTTGGTTCCTTCCTTCGTGCGTGCCATCAGAACGGCAGTTTGTCGCGCAGGCGGGCAAGAACGCTTTGGCGTTCTTCCTCAGTCTTCAGTTGGTGGGCGGCGATCTCGCCGGTCCCGATGTGGGTACGGAAGGCCGATTCGAAGTTGCCGATGACCTTCATGTACCGGAACAACTCTTCGCGCCCTTCCTTGTCCCGGGCCGGCGACTGCTCCCAAGCATTGCGGATGTGCTCGCGCATGTCATGCAGCGCGGCTACGACCATCGGGTCTTCAAGAATCAGCTTGGCGCGTTCCGCGCGCGCAATCTCCGAAGCGGTTCGCTCATCCATTGAAGTCTCCCATCTGGCCATCGCTCTGCTGCATCAGGCCGGCAATGTCCTTGACGTTCTGCGCTGATTCCTGACGGTCAGCGCGGTCCTGCTCGTCTGCCTGCACCGCGGCATTGACCAGTGAGTCACGGTTCTGAATGCCAAGCTTGACCTCGGCTTGACGCAGCTTCACCAGCTCGATCTGGTACTCGATCTCCTTCAGCCTGGTGTCGTTGACCATCTTCTCGCGATCGGACTGCGCCTTGATCTTGGCCTTCTCCACCTCGGCCTGCGCCAGCACCTGCTCGGGCGTGGGCTGCGGCGGCTCCGGCGGCTTCTGATTGGCGTTCGGGTCGATCCAGTACAGATCGGCACCCTTCACCTTCATAGCCTTCATGCGCTGCATGATCGCCCGGTAGAGCGTGTTCCAGTCGGCAATGGGCGCCTCGGCCTGCAGCGCTTGGGTCTGCATGGCGATGATGCCGTCCCACATGGCGGTCAGTTCGCTCGTGTCGCCAGTGCCAAGGCCAACCTCAATGGTCGCGTCCATCTCGTCCGACCACTCGCGCGGGTTGAAGCTCACCCACTTGTTGCGCAGCTTGACGACGGCTTCCTTGTCCTGGTACTGGCACACCACCTTCAGGCACAGCTTGAACAGGTCTTTGACGCCCGTCTCCGCGAAGATCCGGGCAATCATCAGGGTGCGCTTGTCGCCCTTGCCCATGATCTTGGTAACGCCGGTCGCGGTCTTGTTCAGGCTGTCAGCGTCGAGCCCCTGGTTGTACCGAGTCACGCCAGTCCGCTGCTCGCGGCGCGTATCCATGAACTCGATGCCTTCGAGGGATTCCCGAGCGACGTTGTTTGCCACCAAAGGCGCCACAGCAGTTTGCGCCGGGCCCTTGCCGCGCACGAGCCCGCCGATACGGTTGTTCAACAGGTCATCGAGATTGACCTGCTGCTCGGTGTTCACATACGTGCGCGGGTTGTTCGCCAGATACAGAGAATCCAGGTACTGCCGCGTCAGGGCCGTGTTCGTCTGCTGAATCGATGCGACCGTATCGGCCAGCGACAGGCCGAATACCGCGTGCGGGATCGGGATCGGCGTCAGCACCGCATAATCCGGCCCGTCAGCCTCGACGTTGCGCAGCGTCATGTTGCCGCCACGCAGCACATAGCGCCACTCGGCAATGCCGTCGCCGTCGAAGTCGGCCTGCACGAACCCGCAGAACAGAAGCACCTCTTCCGTGCTCTTGTCGATGCTCACGTCCGAGTCATCGAACTGCCAGGTGTTCGTGGAGTGTTCGGCCTGCTCCTTCAGCGATTCCCCGATTTCCAGCGTAGCGAAGTCGTAATCCAGCACCGAGTAGGCATCCGCCTTCTTGATGCCCATCGACACCAGTTCCGAGCGCGTGAAGGGGCGAATCTCGCCCTGCAGCATGGCGTCAGGCAGCTTCGTGGCGCGCTTCGAGACAATGAACGTCTCCGGGCGCACGTTGTCGATGCACAGCTGCCCACGCGGCTTCGTGACCTTGACCGACACGTCATAGAGCATCTTGGGCGGCTGCTGCAGCATCATCAGCACCTGCTGCGCTTGCTCCGGCGCCATGGCGTTGACTGCTGCGGCAGCCTGCTCGCGCTGCTCCATATCCTGCGGATCGGGGTACGACGACTGGTCGATGACCTCGACGTTTTCCCCGTCCAGCAGCATCGTCAGTCCGGTCTCATCCAGCCCGACGTAGTTCTCCCGCGTGACCTTTGCCTCGGAGTTCCAGTAGGCGCGCACGATGCCAAGTTTGGAGAGCAGCGCGTCCTTGAACCACGTGTTGAAGATCAGGAAGCCCGGGTTCTTCTTCGTGACCAGGTAGTTGATGTAATCCGTCGCCTGAGCCGCCCACGCCTCATCCTCCGGGCCGGTCGGCGCAAACTCCGCGATGTTGTCGCTGGCGAGGAAGATTTCCAGTAGATCGGGGAGCACCGATTCCACGGTCTCGAACACGTCCCACGACACCACCTGCGAGCGCCCCGGAACCTCGTTGCCCATGGGCAGGCCGAGGTAGTACTGATAGTTGCGTTCGCGGTCGCCCTTGATAGCCGAGTCCTGCCACCAGACAGCCTGCTGGATCTCGTTATCGACAAGCCCGTCGAAGTCTTCGGGCGACATTTTGGCCACTATACGATCCCCACAGGTTGGTAGTTCAAGGCGCCACTGCTGGCGCCCCAGGTTTCGTTCGTCATTGACTCAGCGTTGACCGCGATGTACCGGAAGTCATCCGCGCCGTGCGACCACTCGTCGTGCATCGGGCCGCCGGGCTCCTGCGTCTGCTGGTTGATGGTGCGTCGGTATCGCTTCAGACACTGCACCAGGCGTTCGCACTTCGTCTTGTCGATGTACACGCGCGGGAATGTCATCCGGGTAAGCCGAATCCCATCCTCCACGCTCATGTTCGGCGTGATCGCCACGTCCCAGCCGAGCGCCTGCATGATTTCCTGCGCGCTCTTGCCGGTCTTGAAATCCTTGTTGCGCCCGTCGTGCGGCAAGTAGACCTTGCCCCAGTTCAGATTGCGCTTCTTCAGCTCGGCCGAGTAGTGGTCCAGTGTCTTGTGCGAGTCCTCGATGTACTCGATCACCCGCAGGTCCGACACGCCGCGTTGCACCAGGCTTATCGCCATAGCGTCATTCCAGCCAAGGTCGAACACCACTTGCACCTTCAGCAGCGGGTCATATGGCACATTGCAGATTCGTCCAGCAGCCTCAGCCGCGGCTACCTCGTCGTAGTAGATCGCGCCCGACACAGCCGGCTTGCACTTGCCGAGCCAGATGTTGTCGTAGTCCTTCGGTGCCGTAGCCTGGCAGTGGAGGCGTTCCGCTTCCAGTTCTGCCGAGAACCACGGGTTGTCGTGGTAGTTCATCTGCACCACCGCCGAGTTAGGCGGCGGATTGGCGATGAACCGCTGATACGTCTCGTCAGTCTCTAGCTCAGGGTTCAACGTGACCCAGATTTCCGAGCCGGACTTCCGGATAGTCGGGATCAGCACGTCCCATGAGCGCTTACTAACGCTCTGGCCTTCCTCGATCCACGCACGGTCCAGCCCCTCGTACGACTTGATCGAGTCGACCGTATGCGCAGCGAGGCCGGCAAACACGAATTCCGTGCCGTTCTTGCCCCGGATCGTGGTTTCCAGCACTTCGTAGAACCAGCCGAGGCCAAGCGCCTGGATCTGGTCGGACAACAGCTTGTGGACAGAGTCCTTGATGGACTTCTGCACCTCGCGGAAGCAACCAATGCGCAGCGGCGCGTTGGAGCCTTGGATCAGCAGCGCGCGTGCAAAGCCCCATGACTTACCGGAGCCCCGCCCGCCGTGAGCCACCTTGTACCGCAGCGGCCGGAACAGGAAGCGCAGCTTGCTAGGAAACTGTGCCTTCGCCATCCACGAACTCGACCGTCATGTTCATGTCGATCGGGCCGCCGCCAGCGCCGCCGAGCTCGACCGCCTGCGTCGCCTTTCCATATCCGCGATCCAACAACTCCTTGGCTGCCGCAATCCTCGCCTGATGGCTCTCGCTGGTCGTCAGGATCGTGGCCAGTTCGCGGATAGCGTCTAGTCCATACTCCTGCGCCATGGCTTTCACATCAGCCGTGGCCTTGTTCAATGCACCGGGAGGCCGCCCGGCGCCAGGCCGTTTGCCACCCTTTGCCATTGATTTCCTTTGATATTTAATTGATTTCCTCTACCCGCCTAACCAAACCGTCTATCCCGGATCCACGCCGTTACCAGAACGTCTACACCAAAGAGAAACGCCCCGCCGACCGAAGCCAGCGAGGCGCCAAGGGTCCGAAGACCGAGGGAGACAGCGATGAAACAGGTTGAGGGGCCATGTGGCGTGCGTTGGAAGTCCGGAGAGCGCTCATACATCTCCCGGGTCGCCACTCCCGGTGTTCTGGCTTAACGCCTGACTCTCTTCCGATCTGCGCATTGCTGCGCATTCCCTCAGCGAAGCAAGCAAGCCGTAGATGCCGCAACATCCGTTTAACCCGGTCGGGCGCTCTCTCGCTTCGCTGAAGGGGCTCCGTTTCGTGGAGCCAGTAGTTACACCTTGCGGCGCTTGTATTTGAGGAACGCGGCGCCTTCGTCCGCATCCCAAAACACCTTGATCTTGTCCGCGTGGCTGTCAGGCAACGCCGGATCAATCACCGTCACCGCACAGGGCGACAGGCTTGAGTCACGGAACCCGCGCTCCTTGGCGTACCGGTCATAGACCTTGTACGACGCGATCTGGAGCGCATGACACACGCGGCCAGAGTCCGGATCCTTCAGCACGCCATAGCCGCTCACATGCTTGTGGCCGCAGATCGACAGGTGATCGCGAGTGCCGAAGTGCGTGGCCTTCATGACGCCGTGCGCCGGGTTGTAGATCGAGTTGCCTGCGAAGTCATGGCGAGCATTCACCATCACGCTCGAGCGATTCGGGAAGTTCAGCGACATCCGGACGCCGTGGTCCTTGTGGACACCCGAGATTCCTCGAGCCAGCCATTGCAGCGGATCGCCCGCACCGCTCCAGGCATCGTGATTGCCGCCCACCAGGTAGAGCCAATCAACAGAGCCGATAAACCATTCCGTCAGGCGCCAGGCTTCTTTGGCCGTGGTCGACTGCTCAGCGTACAGGCGAGCCAGCCGGCCCACCCAGTTATTGCTGACGTCACCGATGTTGGCGCCGAACAGCCCTTCCGTGTCACGGATCAGCTTGGCGTGCTTCTCGAGCGCGACGATGTCGGTGCCGTCGTCGTCAACGTGCGGATCACCAAAGTGCAGGATGCCGACCGGGCCGGCGACCTTGACCTTGATGTCCACGACCTTGTTCGCCGTCTCAGCTCGAGCCTTCTGCGCGAACTTGCGCTTGCGGATCTCGAGCAATTCCTCGATCGGCAGGTCTTCGTCTACCTGCTCAGCCGCCTCGAACTGCGCGCCACGCTCAAATCTCGAGCGAAGCGTGGATTCGTTCACCCCCATAGCCCGCGCCGCAGCACGTACAGAGCCGTACTGCTGGATCAGGTCGTCTCGGGTCATGAGTTAGCCGTGGTTGGCGAATTCGCCGTGCAGCCCATCTCTAAGCAAGCAGAGAGCCGTATTTGCCTCTTCGGCAGTCGCGAACCCACGAATGCAATGACGCTTGCCATTGAATCGAATGCGAGCATCCCAGGTGCCTCGCTCCTTGCGAAACGAGACGCCCTTGAATCCGGAAGTGTTCGACTTGCGGATTTTGGTGTTGTGGATGTTTTGCGCGTGACTACAGACACGCAGATTCATGCGCCTGTTGTCCAGCTTATTGGTGTTCTCATGGTCAACAACGCGAGAGTCACCAAAATCAAGCCCGCAGAGCAACCTATGCAGATACAGAGTTCGCTGCTTCTTGCCCTCCCGGACTCGGCACGAGGCGTAGCCATCCCGCATTACGCGCCAACGGTATCCAGACACCAGCGGATAGTCCGCATCGTCCACCAGCACATCTTGGCCGGTTGTGGTCGTAATGGTAGCCATATCTCTATGAGTTCAGGCGCGGGCTCCAACAGCCGCACCACTCGCCGGCTTCCACCAGCGGGAACATGCTGGTCACGCCGCCGTCTTCGAAGTCCACAGCCACGGTCGGCGGATTGCGGCGGCACTCGTTGCGGCCATCCTTCGGGACGAAATAGCGGCAGTGCTCGCAGGCTACTACGGTCTCTTCGACCTCTGCCTTGCGCTTCCTTGTCGCCATGTCAGCCCCTAAAAGCAAAAAGCCCCGCGAGCGGCGGGGCATCGAACGCATTAACCTCAGCGTTGCACAAAGTGTAGGATAAAGCCGGTTTTAGTGCGGGACTAAATTACGCGGGAAAATCCGCACTAGTCCACCTCCACCGTTTCGCGCTTCTCCACCACCGTCTGCGCAAGGTGAACACGCTTGATCGTAGCTGCCATCTTGTGGGCGCGGCGAGCAAACCTGTCCATCCTGTCGTAGAACGTGCGGGTGCCGATGTTGAGCGCGGAAGCCATGGCCTTCACCGGGCGGAATCCGTGGAAGTAGTACAGGCTGAAGCAGATCGCGCCTTCCATGTCCTCTTCTGCCATACCATGAATTGCCATGTTAAAGAATGCCATATCAGCATCCAGTGGGCCGTCCGGCTCCTTGGGTGCCCGTGCCCGCGGCTGGAGCTGTGCCAAGATGTTCTGCGGCACCGGCGGCGCGAAGTAGCGCTTGGTGAAGCACCAGTAGCCCCATTGGTTGCAATGAGCCTTCAGTTCTTGATCCGTCATTCCATCCCCCTTTCCCGTTTCCTCTCTGGCCGGATTCCCCCGAGCCAGATCCTTAGTGCCAGTTGCCACCAGTAGTACCAGGGCATCATTCCCCCTTCGACAGATACCAGAGGAACGCTGCAGCTCCGGCAACCCCCATCCCGATCCCGAAATTCCCGAGGTGCGGGGCCATGGCCGCCACCGTGTACAGCACCCAGAATTCGCTTTGCTTCATATCAGCCCCTCCCTCGCCAGAATCCTGATCGAGCGGATATGCCCGGTCAGCCAGTCCAGATCAACCTCTTCCTTCGTCATCCCTTCCGGCCGCGGCCTCTGCCCGTCGTACACCGCATCGCAGGCAGTGCAGGCATAGGCGCCGCAGATGTCGTCCGACTTGATCGCGCCACCCTTGCCGCCTGCCTCGCCGCGGTAGTGGCTCCAGATCGTCGTAGCCGGGTCAAAGGTGCAGACGCCGGGGATGCGCACCTGGCAGTCCTTGTCGCGGGCGCTCTTGCGGATCTTGCTCATGCCGCCTGCCCCCAAGCCGGCACCGGCTCCGACCACTGCACGCCCTTCTCCGCGCCGAAGGCATACATCACCTCCAGCAGATCGGAGAACTCGCGCTTGCCCATCTTGCTGGTGGACTGGCCGCAGACCACGAAGCCGCCATTCAGCCCGGGCACGACCTTCTGGGCCTTCAGCGCGGCCGAGAACACATCCTTCCATTCCTCCGGACTCAGGCGCTGGCCGTACCAGTCCACCTGCCGCGACACGTCGGAGAGCATCGGCCAGAGCTTGGCGTTCTGATCCAGCGTGCGGGTCGGCTCGGACACGGTCACGATGTAGCCGTCCGGAGCGTTCGTGATCGCCAGTTGGGCACCGGCTCGGGCTTGGCGGTGGACGAGGCGGTAGATTTGCTTGTCGCTCACTTCCACCCCTCCCCCGGCCGATGGCTCTGCACGCTGCTTGCCAGCGACGTGAGCGGCGGCTGGTCCTTCGCTGCCTTTGCCTGCGCCAGCCTGGTTGCCAGATCCAGCTTCAGCGGCACGTAGGGTGCGCTCGGGCACTTGGTGGTCTTGGGCTTCATGATTGCTCTCCGGGAGGCGTTGGCAGCGGCATCCAGTGCGTGGGGACAAGCACGGTAGGCTTGTTGGGTGAGAACGTGCAGGCTACCCAGTGCTGCCCGTATATCCACCATCCGACAACACGCACAGGCGCTGTGGCAAACGCTGCGCGCGCATACAGGAGCACAGGCGTGCCGTCCATTGGCGCCGTTTCGATCGGCTGCCATGCAATGTTCTCGCTCATGCGATCCTCGCAATCCGCACCTTGAAGCGCGGGCAGTTGGACAGGGTGTGGTCAGTGCCGCCGCAGCGGGTGCAGGCCATGGTCGGTTTCATGATTACCCCTAGTGGAAGTGCACTGCGCCGTTCTGTGCCGCCATCTCAAACGCTTTTCGCCATTCCTGATAGAGCGAGTAGAACCATCCTTCATATCGCTCGATTGTTGGCACATGCGCCTTGGCCTTCTCGTCGAACTCTGCGAAGTCCTTCGCCAGCTTGGCCGAAACAGTGGCGCCGATAACGCCCTCGCAGTCAGAAAAACAGATCATCTCGAAGAAAGGGCCTGCATCGGCAGCCCATGCCCCGGCGTCGTGCCGCCTCTCTACCCTGCCGTAGCTCTCACACTCGGCAGTCGGGTAGCCGGCCATACGCGCCAGTTCCTCGCGCCAGAGGTTGTAGCCGCTGTAGCTGCCAGCGCGGAAGTGCATCGAATCGTCGCCGGTCGAGTAGTACTTACCGTCTTCCAGCTCATGCGCGCGGCCCGGGAAATCCGGATTCAAGTAGATGCGCATGTAATCCTCATCGCAGTTGACGGGCTCGCCGTCTTCGTCGAACTGGATGCCTTCCAGGCGCTTGATGTTGCTGTATGCGGTGATGTCGAGTCCCATGTTTCTCTCCCAAGTTGTTTAGCTAACGTCCTGCACCTTCACACCCCACCGGCCCTTCGTGTCCTTCGCCCAGCCGTGGATCTCGATTCGCCAGCCTGCTTGCCGCACTGCCGGCGTGTTCTCGTGCTCTGCGATCTTCCTGGCCCGAGAACTCATGTTGCTGCGGCTCGTCGTCTGCACTCCCAACGTCTCGCCATCCTTGATCGCTAGTAGATCGACAAAGCCCCACAGGTCTTGCCGTACCTTGGCGTGCGGGTTCCACTTCTCCACGATGGCGACGAGGTAACCGCGTTCCTGTAGGTACTCCTTGCTGCGCTGGGTCGGGCTGCTCATGCACCCCCCAGATTGATCAGCCATCCCAGCCCGCGCTGCATCGTCTTCACCACCCACCCGAGCACAGCCAGCGGCAGCAGGAGCAGGCCAGCGGTGAGCCAGAGAATGCACAGGCCGATGGCCATGAGTAGCGCGATGATGTTGGTCATGATTGCTCCTTGATTTCTCGCCACTTGTCTCCAATGAAGTGCACAACCGCGGCGCCAGCCATCAGCCCGGATGCGTACCTGAAGTTCCGCCCATCCCAGCGCACCATGAATTCGTTGCCGCGCGCGTCTTTCAGGCGATACAGCCCCACGGTCTGCGGCGGGTTGTCTAGCACGGATTGCCATTGGCCCATGTCACCACCCCGCTACGCCAGGCAGCACATCGCTGCGCATCGCCTGCGCCATCCAGTGCCCCATGTAGTCGAATTCCGGCACGTGGTAGAGCCATGCCGACAGCCAGCCGGCAGTTATGGTGTTGATCCAGTACATCAGGCGGCCTCCTTGATCGGGGTTTCGTCGTGCTCTTCGTCATGGACCGGGACGCCGCTGATGGGGCGAAGATGCGAATCGCTAAAAGGCCGGGTCGGGACCATCTTTACGTCGCCACAGCCATATCGCTGCGGAAGATCACCGCCGCCTGCCGCTCTCACTTCCCAGCAGTCTGCGCGACCCAGAGGCCTCCCTTGAAACTCCCCGCCAACGAAACGGATAACCTCGACAATCCGTCCTCGCATGCCAGGCGTTAGGCATTCACCGACTGCCACCGCCAGATCCCCAGGTTTGCAGTTCATGCTGCCTCCAGTTCGTCGCGCACCCAAATCTCATGCTTGTGCGAGAGGGGCAGCGCAATGTCCGCGACTTGCACGCCCCATACGTCCATCAGCGCCGTGAACTGGTGAGCAGGAACCTCCTTGCGCACGATCGGCTTGACCTGCTTCGGCACGTAGGCCGCAATCCCAGCCGGGTCAACGCACGTCCATGCAACCTGGCTGCCCCCCCTGCCCTCCGGCCGGATTCGCACACCCTTGATCCAGCCGCGCTTGCTCAGCCGCTTGAGTGCATCGGTCACGCCCTGACGCGACACGCCCAGCGCCGCCGCAAAGTGGCTGGCGATTACCGTCTCGCCGCGCAGGAATGCGGCCTTCAGTGGCTCGCCAACCTTGTTCTCGTTGTGGATCTCGCTCATCTCACCTCTCCCGTTACACCCGATCGATTTCCGCGCCGCTGTACTGGCGGTTGTAGGGATCGGGCAATCCCTTCTCTTTGCAGAACACCTCCAGCTTCTGGAACCCGGTCGCCTGGCAGAACCGGTACCCGGCGCGGTGCGCTTGGGCGAATACCGTCCAGAAGTGGGTGAAGAACTCCGGGTTGGCCTTCAGGGATTCGCGCACCTCGACCTTGCCGGCCTCATCCCATTCCAACTCGGCCGCCAGATAGCGCAGATCGCCTGCGAGCGCTTTGCTGATCTTCATCAGAACGCCTCCTCAAGGCCGACGGCCTCTTCGATCTTCAGTTGCGTCGGCAGGTCGCCGCGGACTTCCAGGTACTGCAGCGAGCCGGAGTCGAACCAGAAGCCGTAATGCCCCTCGGTTTCGCCGTTGCGCTGCTTTTCGAGCTGCAGGATCGTGTCGGGCTCGTTCGGGTCAAACTCGGCGCCAGTGCGCGCGGCTTCTTCCTTGGCCTTGTTTCGCCACACGATGAAAACGTTGTCGACCAGATCGGTAATGGAGCCGGCGCCCTTCACGTCGAACTTGCCGGGCTGCTCCTTCTCGCTGCGGCTCTTGCGGACGTGGGCCACCAGGTGGACGTGCACGCCGGTATCGTGGGCGACGGTGCACAGGCGGTTCACGAAGTCCTTCTGCGCGTTGTAGTTGTCCTCGCCGTCTACAACCTTCGTCAGGTTGTCCACGATGAAATGCTGCACCTTGAACTTGTCCACGGCGTACCGGATGATCGCCACCATCGTTTCCGGGTTGGAGTTGCCGACGTGGTCATAGAGCCAGAGGCGGCCGTCCGTCCAGCCGTGGAACTTCTTGATGAAGTCCATGCTCGGCTCATTGGCGCCCCATGCCTGGCGGGACATGCGCGCCATGACGCGGCCCGGGTTCATTTCCAGCGAGGCGACGCAGACGCGCTGGCCTTGCTGACAGAGGTTCAGGGACACATGGCCGACGAACTGCGACTTGCCGTGTCCGTTGATGCCGGCCCACAGCGACACCTCGGCCGGACGGCACTCGAAGTCTGCCCACGTCTTCTGAAATCCAAGCCCCACCTTCGGTGCCGTGCGCGGCCGGTAGAAGCTATCGATCACCGCCTGCGCCCACTCGGCCGCCGGACGTACCTTGTGGCCCTCCTCCGGATCTTTCAGGTATTCCGTCAGGTCCAGATCGTCTGCAATAAGCCTCATGCTTCCCCCTTGAACTGCTTGTTCTCGTAGGCCGTCCACGGCCAATAGATCGCCGCCATGTCCGCCGCGCCGAATTTGCGCTTGTCCAGACAGTCCAGCTTGATGTGCGCGATGCAGTCGGCGCCCTCCTTCGCATCGACATCCCACACCGCCAGCCACTCGGGCCACTGCGCCGCGATCTGCAGCACCACAGGCGTGAACCGCACGCCGAGGCGGGCAAAGACGCAGGCTTTCAGGCCCAACATGAATCGCCAGTCGTATTCCTTGCCGGGCTGAGCGACGATCACCGGGTTCTGCTCGTCCACCGGGCCGACCAGCGAAACGATCAGCAGATCGGCGGGGCGCTGGCCCTTCATACGGGCTTCAGCGATCGGGCGGGCTCCGTAGGGCAACATCACTTCACCCCCTTGAAGCGGCCAGTAACGACATTGCCCGGCGCGGCCTCACCAGAAACCCACGCAGCCTCGAACCCCTGCCAGCCGCGCGCCATCGCCTTCTCAACGGCGGCTTGCAAAGACCAACCCGCCTTCTGCGCTTCACGCTTGACACCAGCCCATGCAGTAGCCGTCAGAGGGGCCTTCTTCGACCTCCGATGTGCCAGCCAGTCAGCGGCAATCTCTTCAGTCAGGCCGTCAGCAACAAGATCAGAGACGGCAAGCGAAGCGCGCTTAGTCTTTTCTTTTTCTTCTCTTCTCTTCTCTTCTCTGGTAGTCGCATCTGTAGACGCATCACCGTCTACATGCCCATCTACAGAAGCGTCTTTGTTAGCCCTCCAACGGGCTTGGCGCTCACTTTTCTGCGCCCGGTGCTTTGCGGAGTCGCCGTTATGGCGGTCAAACTTCGGAACCGAGATCCCCGTTTCGTCAATCGTCAGCCAGCCGACTACAGCGAGCGCATCTGCGAATCCTTCTTGACGCACAACCTCGTCTACATAGGTAGACGCAGCACCGTCTACACGACCGTCTACAGAGTGGCGGTCAACCCATGACCAGAACGTATGCAGGCGACCAATCACCGAGAACTTGTCGATCTTCAGGATCGTGGACAGGCGGAACACAGCCGGATCGTCATGAAGGTCAGCGCGCATCTTTATCCACTCTCCAGCCATTACTACTTACCCCCTTGCTGCCCCAGGCAAGCAGCAATCTCGCGCTTCAACTCAGCGCATAACTGCATGCGAACCTCGACTGTCTGCGCCACGGTCATGCGGTGCAGCAGTTCATTGATCCATGCGATTTGGGCCGATTTGGCCGGGATGGGCGCGTTCACGCCGCGCTCCTCATCGCCTCGATCTGCGATTCCAACTCGCGGATACGGCGCTGCTCCGGCGTCTCGATAACCGAGCGGAAGCCGCATACCGAGTCTTCGTACTGGCGGATCGCCCAGTTCCCGCAGAGCGCCTGGAACTTGATGCGGAAGTCAAACGGCAGGTACTTCTTGCCGCTCAGGATGTTGGAGAGGTGCGACTTAGGCGTGCCGAGGATTGCCGCGGCGTCGCTCAGGCTGTAGCGAACGCGACGCTTGGCCCAGCACAGAACGACCGCATCAGCCTCATTGCGCAGACGGGCGATGAGTGCTTCAGCTACCATTTCCGGTTCTCCGACGACCTCAAAAAACGGCATCTCGCGTTGCATCTGTTCGCTCTCCAACATTTGTTATTGGTGTTCCACTTGGTGTTCCACGTGCCAATTCGTCACAAAAAAACGATGATCAAGTCATCGCAAATCAAACAAATGGCGTTATGAACGACTTACTTCCCGCCCCTGGCCTTCCCGTTCTTGCAGCAGTACTCGCGCACGAACGCCCAATCGACGGACGCGTTCAGGTCCTCACACTTGATCTTTCGATCTGTGAGTCGCTCAATTTCCGGGCAATACTTAGGAGGAACGTGACCAGCCCTCACCCACTGCTGGACTACTCGGTAGCTCGACAAGCCGAGGACCCGCGCGATGGCGGACTGACTTCCGAAGTGCTTGATGGCTTGTTGGATTCCGTTCATGGAACCGATTCTATACAAGAAATTCTAGCATTGCTAGTTTTTCCTGCGGTGCCGCTATTTTTTATAGTGGTTAGGATTCGCGCATGACCACTATCCATTCACGAATCAAGCAACGACGCCTCTTCCTTGGGCTGTCGATGGAAAAGCTCGCCGAGGAAATCGGCGTGAAGGCCTGGCAGACGATCCAGCAATGGGAGAAGGAAGGCGGGACCGCGCCGAAGCGGGATCGCTTAGAAGCAACAGCCCGCGCGCTGAAAACAACGTCGAAATGGCTGATGTTTGGCGAAGATCCCGCCTGGCAGCCCGAAGTAACTTTCTCGGAATACAGAAGTAAAAATTACTTAGGACAAAGTGAGGCTGAATCTTCAGCGCACCCTTACAATCCCCTTGCAGGGAACGTCCCCACGAGCCTTATCAGCTACCCAGTAGATGTGTCTCGGTTCCGCCCCATCTACGTCGTGGGGAAAGCACAAGGGGGCTTCCCGGATCGAATTTGGACAGACGGGGATTTTCCGGTGGGCGCTTCAGATCAATACGCGGAACTGGCTAGCCCAGACCCGCACGCATTCTTGGTACCGGTTGTTGGCGATTCAATGTCGCCACGCTTCAACGAGGGCGAGTTCGTGCTTGTTGAACCGGGAACAGAGCCCGAGCTGGAGGATGACGTGCTGGTCCGACTCCAGACCGGGGAAACGTTGATCAAGCGACTGCTGTCGCAGCGGCATGGCGTCCGGCTTGGCAGCTATAACCGGCCCGAGATCCTGACCTTCCAGCCGGAAGACATCACCTGGATCTACTACATCGCCCACACCGTGCCCGCTCGGAAGATCAAGAATCGGATATAGGGAGAAAAGAATGCTCAGGGGTCTCTTTGCGGTAAGCGCCGCCGCTGTCCTTGCTGGATGCGCGACTTCATCATCCACCTATGGCCCGGACGGACGCGCGGCACACTCGATCAATTGCTCTGGCGCGGCGCTAAACTGGGGAATGTGCATGGCGAAGGCCGGCGACCTGTGCGGAGCCAAGGGATACGACGTGATCGACCGCGTCGGCGAAGGTTATTCGGTCATTGGAGCTGGCGGAGGCGGCCTGTTCGGGGCATCGGGCTACAACAGATCGATGGTCGTCACCTGCAAAACATAAGCGCCGCCTAAGCGCACCAAAAGCCCACCCTATCGGTGGGCTTTTTTGTTGCCTTAACACGACCCGCAACCTGAAGTAACACTCTGATTTTTCTGGAAAAGCAAGAACCAGACACAGTCTGTTACGCGGATCTTGCATCCTAGTCTGCTAGTTTTTCTTGCATTGCTAGTTTTTCTTGCGTAAGATGCTTCCAACGACGAACGCACAACGGTGCGGACAACAGACGGGAGCAGAGAGATGGCAACGATTGAGGTCAAGGGCTTCGTGCTCGGCAAGAAGGATTCGTGGCAAGACCAGGTGAGTTTCACGTTCCACACCGCAGAGATGCTGGAGCACGGCTACATCACCATCGCGCCCTACACGCTGCGCGTCGAGCTGCCGGAAGGCTGGGACGTTCGCACGGCGCAGATCCAGATGCTGGAGCGCCAGAAGGAAAAGCTGCGCGCTGATCTGGCCCGCCGCATTCAAGAGATCAACGAGGAAATCCAGTCGCTTCAGGCAATCGAGTACACGCCCGAACCTGAAGTCATCAGCGACGTTGACGGCCTTCCCGGTCATATCCCGTTCTAAGGGAGAGCAGCGTGACCGCCATTCAAGCAGCCGCACGCCAAGCGGCACACGAGAACCTCCAGCGCGATCTGATCCACGCACTAGAGAGTCTGCTGGCAGAAACCACCGGAGGCCCGGACGAAATGTGGGCGCCTGGTACTGCCGTCGAAAACGCCCGCGCCGTTCTGGCGAAAGCGAAGGAGCAATCAGCATGAAGCTCGAAATCACTTTCGAAGACCGCGCCTTGGTCGTGACCGGCGAACACCACCGCGCGTATGCCGCAACGTGGACTGACCCAGGCGAGTCGGAGTCGTTCGAGGTCTACACGATCACCGAGGCTGGTGTCGACATTACCGACATCGTGAGCAACGCCGCATTTTGCGAGATCGAGGCTCTGGCGCTGGAGGCATGCGGTGACGAAGCGGAATACGCCCGCGATTCCTACTACGAAGGGCTGCGCGAGGAACGGATGCTGGAGCAACGGGCATGAGCGAGATCAAGGACGGTGGGCCGGCGTTTCCCTTTGTCGAGCCGGCAACCGAATGCAACGTCGCCACCGGCATGACCATGCGCGACTACTTCGCGGCGAAGGCACTGGGCGGGATGCTGGCCGACCCCAATGTGAGACTCGACGGTGATGCCGCAAATGCTATTGCTGGGATCGCATATGACCTGGCCGACGCCATGCTGAAAGCGAGGGAAGCATGACCAACCTCCCTCAAATCCACCCGCAATTCCTGCGCCACCTCTCCCCGGAAACGCGCGAGGAAATCGCCAGGCAGTTGGATGAGGAGCCGGGGCCGGTCTTCTGGTTCAGCTTGGCGCTGGTGGTTCTGCTGGCCGTGTTTGTCGTGGCCTACCCGATCGTGATGGTTCTCAAGTAAGGAGCAAGAGATGGCGAATGCAATCAAAGAAGAAGACGGCCTGCAACAACAGTGGTACGAGGAAGCCAAGAAGATGACCGTCGAGGGGCTGCCCGCGTTCATCCAGAAGCTGACCACCGAGTACGTGCACGACTACGGCACGATCTGCTACGCCGTAGCAGCCGCTGGTATCGCAGCTATGCATGCGGTCAACAAGAGCGATCAAGGCGGGATTACCGGTTTCCAAGCTGGCTGCATCACCTGGGAACTGCTGCGCCACTGGAGCCACATTGAGGCGCCGGCCCGCATCACTGAGTTCCGCAACATGCTGTTTCCGCAATACGAGCACAAGTTTTGCGCCATCAGTTCGGAGACGTGGGAAATCCTGCAGGAGGAAGCCAAGAAATCGCTCGCCGAGAAAGGCGATGGGATTCACCCGAACGTACGTGCGCACATGGAGAGCATCGTCGCCGGAACCGTCCCGTTTGGCTACCGCGTGGAGGCAGCATGAAGAACGTTGACCTGCTGAAGCATGAGCCGCACGCCGACTGGCTCACGCGCATGGACGCCAAGTACCCGACCACCACGACCGCGTTCATGACCATCTTCATTCTGGTGGCTATGGGGCTGGCAGGCTGGGGCGATCTGCCGGTGGCGTGAGATGAAAGACGCCGACAACGAAGACGCGGCGGAGACTTTACGAGCATACGAGGAACAGAGAGATGAACGCAATCGCAGAAATAAAGCCGCAGGAGATCGTTTCGACCCCGCGCAACGCAGTCGCCCCGAGCGCGACGCCGGCCGACCTGCTCCGCATCGCAGTGGAGAACGGCGCGGATCTTGACCGCCTGGAAAAGCTGATGGCGCTTCAAGAGCGTTGGGAAGCCAACGAGGCGCGCAAGGCTTACGTGGCCGCGATGACTGCATTCAAGGCCGAGCCGCTGACGATCATCAAGGGAAAGAAGGTCGAGTACACCGGCACCAGCTACATGCACGCCGAACTGTCGGACGTGACCGGCGTGATCTGCCCCGCCCTCGCCCGCCACCAACTCTCGCACCGCTGGGACGTTTCGCAGGAAGCCGATCGCATCACCGTGGACTGCGTCATCACCCACGTTCTGGGCCACAGCGAGAAGGTGACGATGCAGGCCATGCCTGACAACAGCGGCAAGAAGAACGCCATTCAGCAGGTGGCATCGACCATCACCTACCTGCAGCGCTACACCCTACTCGCAGCGACCGGCGTGGCAACTAAGGGACAGGACGACGACGCGCAAGGCGGCGGCATCGATACCGATCTGCTTGCCGAATGGGTCGAGCGCGCGAACGCCGCCATCAACCTCGACGCCCTCCGCGCCACTCGCAAGATGGCCGGCGAGGCATTCAAGGACGCCAACGATCTGGCCGGATGGAACGCCTTCAAGGTCGTTGCCGACGCTAAAGCAAAGGAACTGCAATGAGCCGCTACATCGTTTCCCCGCACCCGCAAGGCACGCCGGAATGGCTGGCAGACCGCTGCGGCAAGGTGACCGGCTCCAGCGTCGCTGCGGTGTTTGCCAAGATCAAGAGCGGCGAGGCCGCAGCGCGAGCCGACTACCGGATGCAACTTGTGCTGGAGCGCCTGACCGGCATCCCGGCAGAAGGCCCGCCGCCCACTGCTGAGATGCGCTGGGGTACCGAACAAGAGCCGTTCGCCCGCATGGCATACGAGATTGCCACCGGCCTGACCGTCAACGAATCCGGCTTCTGCTACCTGCCTGACCTGATGGTCGGCTGCAGCGTGGACGGTTTCCTCGAAGACTGCGGCCGCATCGGGATCTGGGAAGGCAAGGCACCCAAGAGCAAGACGCACCTCGTCTACCTGGAGGCCGGCGAACTGCCGAGCATCTACGTACCGCAGGTCGAGCACAACCTATGGGTGACCGGGGCGGAGTTCTGCGACTTCCAATCCTACGACCCGCGCTTCCCAGAGAAGCTGCAGCGCTTCTGCATCAGGATCGAGCGCGACGAGGCCCGCATCAAGGCCCACGAAGAAGCCGTCTTGCAATTCCTGTCCGAAGTGGACGAACTCGAATCGAAACTGCGGCAGCGTGCCGCCTAAAAGGAAAGCACCATGATTCAACTGTTTGGACTCGCCCGCCTGGGCCGCGATGCTGAACTGCGCAGCACCAGCGGCGGCGATTCGGTCGCCAGCCTCTCCCTTGCCTTCTCCTACGGTCGCAAGGGCGACGACGGCAAGAAGCCCACGCAATGGGTGGACGGCTCGATCTGGGGAAAGCGCGCCGAAGCGCTCGCGCCGTACCTGACGAAGGGCTCGCTGGTGACGGTGGCCATCGAGGACGCCCACATCGAGACGTTCAAGAAGTCGGACGGCAGCGAAGGCACGAAGCTGACCGGCCGTGTGACCGCCATCGATCTGGCAGGCGGCGGCGAGCGCCAGGCTGCACCGGCACCTGCGCCGGCACCACGTCAGCCGCAGCGCGCCCCGGCAGGCGGCAGCTCGTTCGATGACGACATTCCCTTCGCCGGCATCAGCTCGAAACTGCCGGTCTAAGACTGCGATTTTGCGACGCGCTACCACCCGGCCGGTGCGTCGCGTTTTTTATTCGAGAGAGAGCAATGAGCGAACAGAACAAAGAGCGCGAGGCGTACTGGACCGCATTTGATGGCGCAGTGACACATACGTCCAATGCATCGCATGTTGCGAGGGATCTGCAGGAAGAGCTTCGTTTCTACCGAGGCAAACATCCGGATCAGCAGAAGCATATGGAAATCGAGCAGGACCTCGTCCGTCGAGCTATTTCGGCGATAGACAACCTGTTGGGTTCTGCCACGCCAAACCATTCCGGTGCTGCCGCCGAAATGGTGGCCAGCCAGAGCGCCGAGCCGGTAGCGCTGACGGATGAGCAGCGCGAGAAGGTATGCGAGGCAGTGGCCGGAGCGCTGGGGGACGCCTACGATTGCATGCGCGTATGGTCGGCGTGGGGCATGGGCACGATGGGCCGCGATGACTTTGCGCTGGTCGCGGAAGATGCCAGCCGTGTGGCGGAAATCGCTGACGCTGCAATCGACGCCCTGCTCGCCCAATCCGCCCCGGCGGCAACTGTGCCGAGCGATGGCGCGCGGCATGGGGATCCGCTGCGCTCGATCAACAGCGACGGCATGCTGGTCGGGCCGGATGTGGGCACGGGTTCCAAGGAGCCGGTTGACCTGGACGGGCGCATCTGCGAGCACTGCGGCGAAGGCAATGCCGTGCTCACCTTCGAGAACGGCCGATTCGCCAGCAACTGCGATGACTGTGCCGCCGACTGTGACTATTTTTTGGTGGAGCGGCTGAATCAGCTTATCGCCGCCCCTGCGCCGAGCGCATCGCCTGCGCCCATCACCCGAGAACAGATTCGCGCTGTCTTTCTGGCGAACGGCTTCACGATCAAGCCCGGGCATGACGACCTGAAAGAGTACGTCTACGAGGCCGCGTCGGCGCTGATAGGGCTGGCATGGGGATGTACCGGCGAAGTAACGGTTGTGTATGAGGACGACAAGCCCATCGCATCGCCTGCCGCGCTGACGGGAGAGATGCGAAAGCTGTTGACGCATGCGCTTTTCTGGATGGGGCGCACGCCAATCTCCAAGGAGTCCACCGACGGCATGAACGCTGTGCGCGCGGACGTTGAGGCTCTGTTGCTCGCCGCCTCGCCTGCCGCCCCTACGGGAGACGCGGCGGTCGGTTTCACAGACGCCGAGTTTCATGAGATGTGGAAGTTTCACACCACCGTCTCATACCGGGACGGCAAGGCAGCGCCATATGAGCTGTTGCGCGCTGTATGGCGGCAAACGTTGGAGCGTAACGCCATCGCCGCCCAGCCGTCCGCTGCTGCCGAGGCGGATAGGCGGGATGCGGAGCGGTATCGGTGGGTACGCGACGTTCCTTGGTTCGGTACCGGCACGCCTCTGGAACGCGTCATTGCGCTGCAGCAGAACGCATGTTGGGACGCCGCCATCGACGCCGCCATGGGCAAGGAGGGCAACGGCAATGGCTGAGAACCTGAAACCGTGCCCATGCTGCGGCGGGAAAGCCGAACTGACCAAAGGCTACGCCGCCGAAAACGTCTGGCCGCATGGCGAGTTCTACCGCGTATTCTGCGGCGTGTGCCAGCTTCGCCAGCTATTCCACCGCACGCCGGAACGAGCCATCGCCGCCTGGAACAAGCGCGCCCAGCACGCCGGGGAGGCGGAAGAGAAAGACGGCTATGGCGAAACAGACTTCGGTTACACGTTCGCCGGCATCGAACTGGCAGAGGGGGATAAGCGCCTGATGGCCATGATGGTCAGGGCGTTCGGGACCGATCATCCCGCAATGGATGATCTGACGGCACTCCTATTTCGCGCCGCGCCCCAGCCAGCAGCGCTGCCGGAGGGGTGGATCAGCGTGTATGAGCGCCTGCCGGACTATGGCGTAGATGTTCTACTGTATCGGCCCAACGCTCACGAATCCTTTGACCCAGTCATCACCATCAGGGCGCGACAGGAGGGGAATACCCTCGGACCATTCGAGTTCCGATGCGTCGCCGTGCCCACGCACTGGATGCCGCTGCCAACGCCTCCCGGAGAGCAATCATGAAGCCCAAGACCACCAAGTGCCCGAGCGCACCCTACGTGCCGCTGAAGCTGGATCTGGCAACCAGGCTGGCGCAGGCAAAGGCAGCGAAGGATCAGCCGCCAATGACCAGTCTCGCGTCCAGCGTGCCGAGCCATACGAAGGAGTGTAAATGAGCGCAGAACTGAAGCCCTGCCCGTTCTGCGGCGGAAATGCTCACTTTGAGCGCATGGGCACTGGCCGGCAATCGTGCATCGTGGAGTGCGGTAACTGCGGCGCGCGCCATGAGAGCAGCGACGAATACGACCGCTCGGGCATGTCTTGGAACGAGCGCGCCCAGCACGCCGGGGAGGCGCGAGAGCCGGTGGCGTGGCACATCGGTAATGCTGACGGGTCGGTCAACAAAATTGGCGCCGTCTACATTCGTCGGTCACTCGCTGAACAGCATATCGCAAGCTATGCGGAGGGGGAAATTGATGCCAGCATCGTTCCCCTATATGCCGCACCTAAGCTAGCAGCCGCCCCAGAAGGTCTGCGAGACGCCATCGAGCGAGGGTTAGGTGCCAGCCGAATTGACGAGCATTACGATACTGAGCCCATCGTTGAAGACATCGCGCGCCGGATTGCGGACGTGCTCGCCGCACCCCAGCCAGCAGCGCTGCCGGAGGGGTTCGTGCTGGTGCCGAAGGACCCGACGCAGCAGATGATCGATGCCATCAGCCACGCGATCAAATGGGACGAGCCAGTATGGCCTGCCGCCATCGCCGCCGCGCCCCAGCCTCGGGAGTGGGATGCGAGCGACACGAGAACGGCGGGAGAGGGGTGATGGGAAATTCTAGACTTCGAGATTTAACCGGAGCCGAATGTGGATCACTGAAAGTGGTTTCGATCGGCAGAAAGAATGGGCATCACCAGTATTGGTTGTGTATTTGCGCGTGCGGTGAAACTAAGGAAGTGCGAAGTGATGTAATCACTGGGAAGAAGCAAAAATCTTGTGGCTGTACTTCCAAAAATAGGCGCCACGGGATGGCCGGCACCTCTGTCTACAACGTCTGGCAAAACATGCTCAGGAGATGTCGAGACCCGAAGAATCGCGCATACCAAGACTATGGCGGCAGAGGAATCACTGTCTGCGAAAGATGGCTGATCTTTGAGAATTTTTATGCCGATATGGGTGATATCCCGCCTAGCAAGACGCTTGATCGCATAAACAATTCTCTTGGCTACAGCCCTGAAAACTGCCGATGGGCAACGATTCATGAACAGGCCAGAAACACAAGATCAAATCGCATGATCTCCCTCAATGGCGAAACAAAAAGTCTCGCTGAGTGGTGCGAAATACTGGAGCAACCATATGCACGGATCAATCGGAGAATCTTTACGGGGATGGATCCTGTCGAGGCGCTCCTGCAGCGAGGGGACTTGCGCAGGATGAATGGGTCACTCTAGTAATGAACGAAGCCGTAAGAACTATGATCGCCGTCACCGCGGAGCATTGGGAGAGCACCATGGAATCCCTGACCCTGACGAAAGAAGAGATCATCGAGGCCACCGGATACAAGCGCGGTGCCGACTGCGCACCAAAGGAGTGACAGGCCAGAGCCTGTTATCACGATTTACAAGTTATCGCCTGTATGCAGCAGCACGTAGATAGATGGATCGCCGTCAGCGCGGCGTATTTGGAGAGAGGGATGGACGATCGGGGACTGTTGGAACTGGCAGCCAAGGCGGAAGGCCGCACCATCGAATGGATGACGATGTACGTTGAGGGGCGGGAGCCGGAGACATTCTCAGCCCGCTGGAATCCGCTGACAAATGACGGCGACGCCTTGCGGCTGGCGGTGAAGCTTCATATCCCGATCAGCTTCCCGTTCAAGAGCGATGATCTGCAGACGCGTGGCAACACAGTAGTCACATGGAGCGAAAACGAGCCGCACGAGGAAGAAGAGGGGGATAACTGTTTCGCCGCAGCCCGCCGCGCAATCGTCCGAGCCGCCGCGGAGATCGGGAGGGCGATGTGATCCGCTACCTTACAATTTCCAAGTTTGCCGCCGAGTCCGGCTACACGGAAAAGGCGATCCGGGCCAAGATCCACGACGGAGCGTGGCCGGAAGGTGTTTGGCTCAAGGCGGCAGACGGCCGCATTCTGATTGATGTGAAGGGGTACGAAGAATGGGTCGAGACGGCTCGGGTGTTAAAAAAGCCTCAGAAAGCAGCATCCAAATCTCGTTCACCTATCGGGGTGTTGAGTGCCGTGAACGGGTTCGTCTCAAGCCCACTCCCGCTAACCTGAAGCGGGCCGAGCAGTGGCGGGCAACCGTCCTGCTCGCCATCGAGCACGGAACGTTCAACTACGCCCAATCCTTCCCGAACTCGCCCAACGCGGCAAAGTTCGCAGAATACAAGGGCGAGGTGCAGACGACCGGCGACTACCTGGAGGCGTGGCTGAAGCGCCAGGAGAAGCACCTGAAGGCCAGCACGTACGACGGCTACCGGAAGATCGTCAACTACCACCTGATCCCCGAATTCGGCCGGATCAGAATGGCCGACCTGAAGCGCACGACCGTCCGTGACTGGCTGGACAAGCTGGACTGCACGAACAAGCGGCTGGCGAACATCCAGAGCGTGCTGCGGAAGGCGTTGGACGATGCGGTGCAGGACGAGCTGATCGCAGCCAACCCACTCTATGGCTGGACGTACCGGAAGCAGGAAGGCCCGAAGGAAGAGGATGACATTGACCCGTTCACCCCGGACGAACAGCGGGCCATCATTGACGCCCTGCCCGATCAGGCGGCCAATCTGATCCGCTTCGCCTTCTGGTCGGGGCTTCGGACTTCGGAACTCGTCGCGCTTGATTGGGGCGACATCGACTGGCGCCGCGGCGTGGTAGTGGTACGGAAGGCGCTGACGCAGACGGCCGAGGTGGTCGAGGACACCAAGACGCGATCAAGCCGGCGCGAGATCAAGATTCTGCCGCCCGCCCTGTCGGCACTAGAGGCGCAGAAGGCTTTCACGTTTCTGGCCGGCAAAGAGGTGTTCCAAGATCCGCGCCACGGTGAGCGATGGGTAGGCGACTCCCCCATCCGGATCGTTTGGACGCGCGCGCTGAAGAAGGCCAAGGTCAGGTACCGGAAGCCATATCAGACCCGGCACACCTACGCTTCGATGATGCTGTCAGCCGGCGAGCATCCGATGTGGGTCGCGCGGCAAATGGGGCATTCGAATGTGAATACTACGACCCGCAGCTATGCGAGGTGGATGCCGTTGGCAGACCCCGAGGCTGGCGGCAAAGCGGTGGAGAAATTCGCGGATCCGATGTTGCGATTCCCTGCCGATTCCTCACAGGAATCGAAGGTAAACAGCGGGAAATAA